GCCTTCTAAGCCGTGGGTCGGACGTTCGAGTCGTCTCTGGTTCACCAATTCCAAAGAACCTCAAATTGCTTGTAAATAAGTATTTTGAGGTTCTTTTTTAAAATATTAATGCAATTTTAATGCAACTAGGCTTTTAATGTGTCAATATATTTAATATATTTATCTATTTCATTATCCCTGAATCTATCAAAAACAGATGTATAAGTATTGAGTGTTGTTTCAATATCTTTATGCCCTAAAAGTTTTTGTAATACTGTTGCTTGCATTCCAGCTTCAATACATCTTGTAGCGAAGGTGTGTCTTAACATATGTGTGTTTACAGAGCTAGTATTTAAATTGATAATTTTCCCATTCCTATTAATAGGATGCTTAATGCAGTGAATATTTGCATTTTTACAAATCTTTTTAAATTGAGTATTAATTGTTGCAGGAGCAATTATTTTACCACTTGAAAGGCAAAATATTAAGTTTAAATTGTTGGGAATCTGCGTATCTAAAGCTTGCTTTAGATTATTTTTAAATAGAGGGGTAATAGGAATAATTCTTGTAGAGTTATATGTCTTTGTTGTACTACCTATTATTGTATTTCCTTTTACATCTCTTGTTAGTGTTTTAGTTATTGATATTGTATTATTGTTTAAGTCAATATCAGCAGGTGTGAGAGCTAAAATTTCTCCAATTCTCATGCCAGTATATAATGCAATCATAAAAATATTCTTATACTTTTCTTCAGGTAGTGCGTCTACAAATCTAATTTGTTCTTCTATAGTAAGTGCTTCAACTTTCTTATCTTGTTTGTTTGATTTTGTTTTTATAACATTAATCATTGGATTTCTATTAAGTATATTTCTTTTTATAGCCTCATTGAATATGCTATTTAACAATTCATACATTTTTGAAATATAAGAATTAGCGAAATCTTTTTTTGAGTTTAAAAAATCTTGAATTTGTGAGGCAGTTACTTTTTGAATTTTAATATTTGCAATATTACTAGTTTCTATATGTTTAAATGTCTTTAAAAGTCTATTATATGTAGCACTTGAAACATTATTGGTTTCAAATTTTAAATCTATCATGTTTTTCCCTAATTGGCATACCGTTGTATCTTGTGAATTTATGAAAACATTATCCTGAACTTCTGACAATGCCTTAGTCATTTTTTCTTTAACCTCTTTTCGAGTGTTTCCATATACAGATTTTCTATTTAAAGAACCGTCTGCTTTTCTGCCAGCAGTAAATTGACCAACCCATTTATTTAATTTTTCACTAAAATAGATAGTTCCGTTCGCCATTGCCTCGTTTAGCCATAAATTCCTCCTAAAAATTCCTAAAAATTATAAATTTTTTATACAAAAAATGTGTTTACATTTCATTTTTTTTAGTATATAATAATAAAAAATATATTTTGTAGAGGTGTAAAATGGGGGATAACAATAAATTAATAGTATTTATAAAAAGACATTGTTATACGGTTGCACCAGCAATATTAACAGTATTTTTTATTATATTAGATTGTTTAAATATTCCTACACGCTTAAATAAATCAATATTAGAAAACATGCAAGAAAATATTGATACCCTAATTGGTATATCAGGTACTTTAATAGGTTTCCTATTTACTGCAATGACTATATTTTTGAGTTTAAATAAAGATTCCCAATATATGAAAAATTTCACAAGATATGGTCATAACGCAATTTTTTGTAGGTTAAATATATGGGGAATATTATTCCTCTTTTTAAACATCATTGCCTGGATACTTAGCATAAATATAAAAATTACAATATTGTTTTTTGTATTAGGATTTGTGGAAACTATAATGACATCATATTATACATATAGAATATCATTGAATAGCTTTAAATAGTTCAGACTTTAATATATTTTCAATTGTAGAAAAGTCTGTTTCATAGTTATTGCTTAATTTAATAGGCACAGATTTTGTAAACCTATTTGTTAGTAAGTCGATATCTTCATTAAATGTAGATATTGACATTTTTTTTATATTATCTTTATTCTTTGAGCGAAAGTTCAATAATTTTTGCGAAAAATTAGAATTTGTTGCATCCAGAGAAACTTTTAATTTGTAATTTTTCACTTTGCATCCCATTTTTTCTAAGCCTCGTAAACCAACAAAAGATTGATTTTGAGGAATATCAACAGTTGCTAAAGCAATTTCAAGCTCTGTTATTGAAGATTTAATAATCTCACTATCATCTTTTTTTAAAGGTATTATTGAAATATTTAATATGTTATTATTATTAATGAATGCCTCTAAAAATGGATACACGTTTTTTATGTGTTCAGTTTTTATAAAAGAGATAGATTTTAAAGCATAATCTATATAGAATAGTGTATTATGTTCAAAGTAGATAGAATCAGGATCAATTTTTTGTTTTGACTGATTGTCTACTATATCGGTAAGTACATCTTTGGTTGTGGAGTAACGCGAAAAAGTACCGAAAAAGTGGTCATCGCTTGATGTTATTTTTTTAAATGAAAGTTTTTCATCTCTAGCAACCAAACTTTCGGTTTGAGGGTCATATACTTTATCAAGAATATATTCAGTTCCAGTTGTAAATTTTTTTTCTAAACTCTTTTTCATTTCATTAATAAAGTTATCTTCATTAGAAAGAAGAGTAGGTTCTTTCAATTGAAGTCTACCAAAATTAATATATTTCTTATATTCTTTTTCTTTAGTGGCTTTAATGTCTTTTTTTACATCAGAACCAACATTTTTCATATTATTTATTTCTCCTTATTTTTGTTATTTTTACTATTTTATCCGTTATCTCTTTTAGACATAAAGTCCTACTAAAAAAGCAGTACTTCTACGGCTTTATAATATTATTATCTAATTTTTTTAACTCTTCCTGAGTTTTAGGAATATCGCAAGTGGGTAAATTTAATTTTAATCCATTTTTCAGATGAACCTTTAAATTAAAATTACTATCAAAATCTATTTTTGAAATATTGTTTAAATTAGTGTAATCCAAACAATAGATATGTTTGGCGATATTTAGCAATTTCGTCTTTTTCTGTTGTTCTTCTTTCATGCTTGTTATTCCAATAAAAGCAGCTGAACATCCAGTAAGCATTAAAGATAAGAAACCTCCAGAGTTTTTTAGACCTATAAATTCTAAAATATTTGAAAAACCTAAAAGAATAGAAATAAAGTATATTAAACCAATTATTGTTATTAATATTTTAAAGAACAGTGTTTTCATTTTTCTTTTTTCCTTCTATTTTTTATCATTTTATAAAATTCTAAAGCTTCTTTAATTTCTTCTTCAGTTAATCCTTCTATTTCTTTGCTATAAATTGTTTTAAATTCATCTTCTATGTTTCTTATATCGTTTTTACCTAATAAGTAATCGATTGATACATTGAAAAAGTCAGCGAGAGTGGATAATGTTTCTGTATTCATGTCTCTTTCGCCAGTTTCATAAAAACCTACAATTCTTTCACTTTTTTTTATTACCTTTGCAATGTCTGATTGTAAAAGACCTCTTTCAAGTCGTAATTGTTTTAATCTATTCAAAAAAATCATCCTTTCACATATTTTACAATTGATATAAAATATTATATAACAAATTGTACGATATGTAAATAAAAAAAGAACATTTTGTACAATTTTATTTCTTAGAGTATCAAAGATTTGCAGAATATTAAAAATTTTTTTTAAAAAAAGTATTGACAAAGAACATATTGTACTATATAATACATACATCGAACGAACATAATGTACGAAAGGAGACGAAATGATGAAAGAAGCAACATTCAAAGAATTAAGATTAAAGAAAAAATTAACACAAGAACAACTTGCTGAAAAATCAGGGTTTTCAAAAGATTACATATCAATGATTGAAAGGGGCGAAAGAAATCCTAGTGATAAAGCAAAAGGGATATTTGCAGAAATATTTGATGTGTCAATAGTGCAAATTTTTTTAGCCTTACAACGAACAATAAGTACGACAAATAAAGGAGAGTGATAAAAATGTCAAAATGGGAGGATTTACCTGATGTTATTACACCGTTAGATTTAATGAAAGTGCTACCAATAGGAGAAGCAACCGCAAGAAATATGTTTAATGCAAAAGATTTTCCGAGAATTAAGTACACTGGAGTTAAACAAATTGCAGATAAAGAAGCAGTTAGATATTGGTGTATGGGTTTAGACATAGGAGTTGAAGTAGTAAATAAGATTTTAGAAAAAATTGATAAGGGAGTGAGTAAATGAGAAGAATAATAGCAATTTTTAGTTTTTGGATGCTTTTACGGACAAGTTGGAGCATTGGATTTAGGAACTAAATTAACTGGACAAGTTATATTAAAGACATTAACTTTACTAATTATATTTGTATTAGCAGTAAAAAAATATATGAAATAATAGGAGGTGTTACTATGTCTGAGCAAGATAGAAAAAATGCAAATGAGTATCATTACGAAAACTATAAAAATATTTTAATTGCATTGAACAGTGGTGATGAAGCAGAAGCTAAGGCTATTTGTGTGCGAGAAATGAATATTATCGATGAAGATAGTTTTATTGACAATGATGAAAAAGGCAAAATAATAGAGTTGCCAACCAAGATTGATTAAGCAACTCAAATAAGAAAACTGAATAAATTATAACAAATTAATTCTAAAAATGCAAGGGGGATAATTAAAAAAATGAGTATAGATTATAGTACTTTTGCTTTTCCAAAATCAATATCAGCAAAAAAGGCAAAGCATCCTATAAAGAAAATATCTAGGAAACAAGCTAAAAAAGAAAGAAATAGATATAGCATTTTAACTGATAATTTAGATAGATGTTTTATATGTGGTGCTGCAAAATGTGATTTTCATGAAGTTTTTGGTGGTATGAATAGAAGCAAAAGTATGGAGCATGGATTAGTAATTCCTATTTGCAGAGGAGAACATAGCAATATTAGAAACTATGAAGATTGGCTACATAGAATTGGACAGAAAAAATTTGAAGAAACACATACAAGAGAAGAATTTATAAAAGAATTTGGAAAAAATTTCATCTAAGGTATGGCATAATTACCTTAGATTTTTTTCACAAGGAGGAAATATGGAAGGATGGATTAGACTACATAGAAAAATACAAGAACATTGGCTTTGGAACAAGAAGAGAAAATTCAGTGCGTTTGAAGCATGGATTTCGTTACTTTTTAAAGTTAATTATAAAGATACTAAAATACTTTTAAATGGAAAAATTATTCCAATAAAAAAAGGAAGTTTTATAACATCAGAGCTAAAATTAGCAGAGGAATGGAGTTGGGATAGAAAGACTGTAAAAGCATTTTTGTCAACTTTACAAAATGAGGGTATGATTAAAAAAAGTTGTACAACAAAATGGACAAGTGTAAGTATTGAAAAATGGGCGTTATACCAATTTGAGGGACAACAAAATGGACAACAAAACGGACAACAAAAGGACAACAGAACGGACACAGAGAAAGAATATAATAATAATTTATTTATTTTATTATTAAATAAATATAAGCAAAATTCTCCAGGAAGTTATGCAGAAAAAATTCAAAAAATTGGAGAGATAAAAAATTCAAAAGAATTTGCAAGCTTAGACAGCAATACTCAACATAATCTATTTTGCAAATTAATGTCTATGAAAATTTAAAAGAGGTGATTATAAATGGCGTGGCACGCAAAATTAAATTGTGAAAATTGTGAATTTAGAGTGCAGCAATTTGACATAAAGGGCGACGAACACAATGTTTGTATTATAACAAATCATCAGGTTGGACTTCTTGAAAATTGCGATAAATTCACACAGAAAAATGGTGAACATATAACGAAATAGGAGGAAATATGAACTTTGTAGAACCGATTAGAGACAAGGTTGTTGTAGAAGATATCTATAACGACCTGAAAGAAAAAAGTGAGAGGAATGCTTTAATGTTTTTGCTTGGAATATACACACGGTCTAAGAATTTCAGACATTTTATTGTTTAAGGTTAAAGATTTGCAAAAAGATTATTATAACATCAGAGAACAGAAAACCGGCAAGCAAAAAAGCTATAATTGGAATCCATATTTAAAAAGAGCAATAGATAATTATGCTTTTGATAAAGATCCAGAAGAATATGTTTTTCGAAGTAGGCAAACATTGAGACCAATAACACGTCAGAGAGCTTATCAAATTGTAAAAAGTGTGTGTGAAAGACATGGAATACATAACACTGGTACACATACTCTTAGAAAAACTTTTGGGTATTTCCTATACAAGGAAAGTGGTAAAGATATAGCGTTGGTAATGGATATTTTAAATCACTCAAACCAGGAAACAACATTAAGGTATATAGGAATTACACAAGTTAGAAATAACAAAAAGATGCAAGAACTGAAGTTTTTTAATATAAAAAAATAAAGCGACTTTTACATAATTAGAAAATGTAAACTTAATAATAAAAAAGTCAGTAAATAAAGTTACTTCTAGTAAAATATTAAAAACAGTGAGTTTTACAAAATATAAGATAAGTAAAGCATTAATCAAAATGACAGAAACACAATAAAAAAAGGAGAATTAATAAAAAATGACAAAAAAACATGAGATAAAAAGAGTAAAATGTGCAAAGTGTTTTGGATGTAATCTATTGCTAAACGTGAATTTTAAAGGTAAATATGAATGTGAAAATTTTATTGATGCTTTTTCAGATAGAAATACTACTAATGGTGAACAAATAAAAATGAACAAATAAAAATGGGAGGATAAAATGAAAAGTTTGGAAGAATATAAAGAATTTTTAAAAGATATGCAGGAATTTTTTGAAAGTCTTGATGATGAAGAAAAAAATACACAAATGCTACTGAAGAATGAAGAATTAAAACAAGAAGATTTACTACATGAAATTGAAATAAGTAAATTAAACGCTGTGCAAAGAATAAAGGTGTACAACAGTTTGAGAAATGTGAGAATTGAAAGAAGAAAATACAAAGATGAATTAAATTTAATAAAAACTATGCAAGGATTTGCAAATTGTTTTATTAGAAAAGGAATTTTAAGTGAATTAAAAACAGCAAGGGCTAATATAGAAACATTAGAGAAAGACAAAAGTAACAGAAAATATAAAGCTAGAATATTAAACGATTTGAAATGTTGCGAGGTGGCAGAAAAATGAAGAAATTAAGTGTAGAAAACCAGATATATTTATGTAAATATTGGGATGTTGATAAAAGTCTATACACTACAATAGGTTTAAAAGAAGATGAAGAGAAAGAAACTTTAGAAAGATTAAAAGGAAACGGACTATATGAGCAATATAGAAATTTAGATGAGTATGAATACGAAAAGATAATAAAAAAAGAGAAAAAGAAAAATAAGTATGAAAAAATTCTCGACAAATACAATTTTGACAAAACTAAAAAAGCATATAATACTTTCGAAGAAATTTTAAGCATAGCAGATACTTTTGAGTGTGCAGAGAATTTAAGCTTAGAAAAAATATTTAGAAAAATTGCAGATAAAGAAAAAATAAAGACTTATATAATAAATAATGACAGTAAAAGATTATTAGATGTTACATATTTGGATAATAAAAACATTTTTGAAGGAAAACGGATACAATAAAAGACCAACATTGCGAGAATTTATTTTAAAAGAATTAGATATACAGTCTAAAAATGTAATACCAGATATTACAAAAAAAGAAGTTTGCGAAAGTAAAGAAAAAAATCAAAAAAGTAAAGAAACTATAAGCTCACAGTTTATATCAAAAAGTATAGAAGATATCGATAACACATTTGTTAAAGTTTCTGTAAAAAAAATGATGGAGTGGAGTTATTACAAAGGATATTTAGATGGAATACTTAGAAAAACAAATAATGAAGGCTAGATTAAGTCTAGCCTAGAAAGGAAAAGAAATTATGGAAAAGGAATATAGATATATGATATGGAATGATATCAAAAAAGAATTTCAGTTTCCAAAGATTTGTGAAACAACAGAAAAAGGTGCCATTTCTTGTCTATTTAATTTTATTGGAAATGATGCAAGGAAAGATAGATTTCAAATAAAAAAAGTTGAGAAAGAAGAAGCAAAAAGAATCGTAAAAGAACTTAAACAGAAATATAAAGCAGAGCATATACATTCAATGATACCTAATATAGATTTCGACATTATATTAGATTTGGTGAAAAAGAACGATTTAGGAGGAGAAGATGAATAGGACTATAAAATTTAGAGGAAAAAGAGTAGATAATCGGAGAATGGATATATGGATACTTAATGCAAACAGGACATGAAAATATAGAAAAAACAAATGGACAATATATAAAAACCGTAAAATATTATCAAATTCAAAACGATAAATACCATTTGGAATTTATAAATCCAGATACAATAGGACAATTTACAGGACTACACGATAAAAACGGAAAAGAGATATATGAACGGAGATATATTAGAAATTAAAGGATTTTCATATAAAGGTTATTGTACAGGCATAATAAAGAAAAATGTAGTTGTAGAGTTCAAAGATTATCATTGGAGTTGTGGAAATAAAAGTTTGTTAAATTTAAGTACATGGAAAGAGGTAACATTAGAAGTAGTACGGAAATATTTTTGATAATCCAGAGTTATTAGGAGGAGAATAGATATGGAAGAATATAATTTTTTTAATATGGAACAAATATTAGATTTTTTAGGAATTAAATATGATTTTGAGAATAAGGAAAATAAAAAATATCCTTTTGATGATAAACCAAGCAATATAATATTTAGCTGGGGATACATTACAGTAGAAAGAAAAGGGATTGAAGAGGAAATACAAAACAAAATATCTTCAAAAGGAGAGTATATAAGCAAATTAAAAGAGATAAAGATGTTATATCATATACCATTTTATAATCAAAGGACTAAAAATACAGGAACAATAATTCAAAATATAAGTTTAACTTTTAGATATGACAAAACATATAAATATGGAGATATAAATAAAAGTTTACCAGAAGTATGTTATGCAATAGAAAGAATGGGAACTAAGACTAATGACTTTTATGTTATTGGAGAAGATAATATTCATTTCTTTATAAGTAATTATATAATGAATAATCAATGGGGATTAGGAACAACATTAGTGGAAAGTAGCCCTAAAGTGCAATTGAATGATGATTTCAAAGAGATAAGAGAAGATGAAGAAATGTTCTCAGGAGAGGAGTAAATAAGATATGAAAATATTTAAAAATATAGATGAAAAATTTGAAGATATAGGATTTAAAAAGGTAAAAGATGACAAATATGCAGTCACATATGAAAGATATAATGAAGAATATAAATACATGCAAGTATTAGATATTTGTCATAAAAAAGATGGAAGACATATTATACAAAGTTATGATAAAGATTTGTTTGATAAAAAAGGAATAGGTAATACTTGTGTCGGTTTAACGTATTATGAAACAAAATTAGTATTAAAAAAGATGAAAAAGAAAAAATGGCACAAATAATTGCAAGGAATAGAAGAGTACAATTTAAGAGAGGAGTAAATAAGATATGAAAGTAATGATAAGTCAACCAATAAATGGTAGAAATGAAGAAGAAATAAAAAAAGAAAGACAAGATATAATAGAAAAATTCAACAAAATGCACATAGAGGTAATCAATACATTATTTAATGAAGAAGTTCCAGATAATTGCAATGCTGCAGTGTACTATTTAGGTAAATCAATAAGTGCAATGAAAGATATAGATGCATTGTATATGTGTAACAATTGGTTTAATGCAAGAGGGTGTAGAATTGAAAATCAAGTTGCTAGAGAATATGGAATAAAAATATTAGATAAAAATTTTTTTGTAAATACACCAATAATGGCTACAAGGAATTTTGAGAGGAGTGATACATAGTGAAAACAGCTGATGAACTTTTTGAAGAATTAGAAGAAATATTTGCAGAAATGAAAAATCTTACTACGGGAATATATTATAAACAATTTAAAAAATTAGTAAAATCTATATCAAAAATATCATATAAACAAAGGTATAAATATGTAGTAATATGCCAAGAAGAAGTTTACAGAGAATGTAAAAAAATTGCAGATTATTTTAATATGAAAGCAATTAAATCTAGTTATTTGCCAGAAAATATATTAATAGTTTTATATAAAGAGGAATTTTTAGGAGGTGTTTTAAGTGAAAGAAAATAGTATAGAAGAAGCTGTAAAAACAATGGAACATTGGATAAAATACGAGAAAAACAATAAAGACAAAATAAATAAAGCTGACGAATTGATTTATATTCAAGAAATAATTTTATCAGATTATAAAAAAGTATTAAAGGAAGTGAAGAGGCTCGAAAATATGTATGAAGCAGAACACAGAATACACTTACTAAGGAATGAACAATTAGATAGAAAGCAGAAGGCTATTATAAAATGTAACGAACTGGAAAATGAGAATGAAGAACTAAAAAAAGAAATAAAAAGCTGGAAAAAATACTCTGATGAACAAGAAAAAAACATTGTTGAAAAAAATAATATTAATGGTTTGAAAAACAAATAAAATAACGGAGGTAAATACATGTGTACTTTAATAGAAACTAGAATATTAAATGCACTAAAAAACAACAAATGCAGTTACGAAAATATGAGTAAATATTTTACAAAAGAAACATTAAGAGTAAATATATGCAGATTACGTAAAAAAGGCTTTAAAATTAAACCTGTAAAAAATTGGGGGTATATAAAGGAGGAAACAAATGGATAAAGGTGTTTTAACACAAATAAGTGCAATGCACATTGAGTTACAGGACCTAAGAAAAAGATTACAGAAACTTGAGGACAAGCCTCAAAATATTGTTGTTGACAGTGTTAGAGGAAGTAGCTCGAATTTTCCTTACACAGAGCACACTTGCAAAATAGAGGGGTTAGAGAAACCTAAATTTCAAAAAGCAAAAAAGAAGTATAGAAAATTAATTAGAAACAAGGAAAGTAAAATTGATAGATTAATAAAACAAGTTGAATATGATCTTAATTATGTTGAAGATAGCGAATTAAGACAAATTATAAGGTACGTTTATTATGATAACAAAAATTATAATCAAGTTGCTCACGCGATGAACGAGAGATTTAGTAAAAATAAATATACAGCAGATTCTATTAGGATGAAAATTAATAGATTTTTTGAAAAAAAATAAAAAAAATTTATATTTGTTCGTTTTGTTCGGTTTAAATGTGCTAAAATTGTATCAAGTCAAAAAGTAAGTAGTTGCTCGAAAGGGCATGCCCAAGACTACAAAATGAAAATTGTGTTGATTATGTTCAGCACAATTTTTGTTTTATTATTAATATTAATGATACTAGGCAATTAATATATGGTTTCATAATGACCTTCTTTCTAAAAATACAAACAAAGAATATCCTAGTCAATTCTTTGTATAAAGGGAAAAACATGAAACAAAAAGGTAGTGCGTTAGCAGAAGATATTGTAAGAGAATATTATACAAAGCTGGCTTTTACAAAGAAACATAAACAAACTCGCAAAAAAGACTGTGATAAATGTAATTTAAAAGTTGCGTGCAAAAGGAAGTGAGAATATGGGGGAAGATGAAAAACGTATTATTGTTGGAGGAAATAGAAAGTATAAAAATGCTGAAGAAATGAAAATTTTAATTGATGAATACTTTGATATATGCAACAAAGGGCGAATCCCATATACTGTTTCTGGACTTGCTAGACATCTTGGTTTAAGTAGAAAGACACTTCTTGAATATCAAAAAAAATATGGTCGGAGAATATGCGAATATTATTGAAGAAGCCAAAACAAGAATTGAAGAATTTGTAGAAACTTGTCTTTTTAAAAAGAGCATTGCAACAGGTGTTATTTTTAATCTAAAAAACAATTTCGGTTGGTCGGATAAACAAGAAGTCGAACATACTGGTGATGTAAATGTAAAACTGGAGGATTTGATTTGATATATAGTGCCGATGAACTTATTCAAAAAAGAAAAGATTTATGGCAGAATAAACACAGCATTTTTCAAGACAAAAAGTTAAGACAAGCAATTGCAAATGAAATAATAAAAAATGAACAGTTAAGAAGTGAAGTTCAAGAGTATCCAGAAAAATTAATTGAACTTCTTTTTGTTGTTGTAGACAAGGATAAAAATGTTATTCCTTTTTTTCTTAATGAAGTTCAAAATGATTTTATTAAAATTCTAAATAAGGCAAAGAAAGATTTTGAAAATAGAGAAATAACAGATATATCAATTCTAATTCTAAAAGGAAGGCAACAGGGTTTTACAACTGCAATTACTGCATATCAGCTTGCATGTTCTATAACTCAAAGAAATTTTGAAGGAATTACTTTGGCTGATGAGTCTTCAAATACCGAAGCAATATTTCAAAATAAAGCAAAATATGTTTATAACCAATTGCCGGATGCCATAAAACCAACAGAAAAATTCAACAACAAGAGACAATTATTATTTGAAAAGCTAAATAGTAGTTGGTCAGCCGATACTGCAACAAAAGATGTAGGTAGATCAAGGACAATTAATTTTCTACATGGTTCAGAAGTTGCTTTCTGGAGAAATGGTGTTTCAAACATATTAGCGGGCTTAGGTGAAGCATTAACTAAAAGTTCTATTAAAATTTTTGAAACGACAGCAAATGGATTTAATGATTTTAGGGAGATGTGGAAATCAGGAGCACATATAAATGTTTTCTACGAGTGGTGGAGAACTAAGGAATATAGAATTGAGTTTGCAAGTAAGCAAACTAAAGAAAACTTTTTGCAAAGAGTTGATACAAGAGAAGATTGGATATATGAAAGGTTAAGGTGGCTTAAATATGTAAAACACTTAGAAGATGAACAACTGTGGTGGTACTATTCTAAATACAAAAAAATGCTAAATAAGGAGTTAATAAAACAAGAGTATCCATGCACTGCAGATGAAGCTTTTTTAAGCAGTGGTAATTGTGTTTTTGACAAAGATAAAATAATTGCAAGAATAGATGAAGCACCTAAACCATTGAAAATAGGTTATTTTGAATATGATTATGACGACACATTGCCAGCATTTGGAACACTTAATCATTATACAGATAGACCATACAAGAAAAACAAAATATCTAATATCAAATGGGTAAATGATCCAAATGGATATATTAAAATATATAAAGTTCCAAATACACCACATATTACGAAGTATGGTATAGGTGGAGACACTGCAGGAGATGGTTCTGATTTCTTTACAGGACATGTTTTAGATGCAAAAACTGGAGAACAAGTTGCAGTATTGAAGCATCAAATGGATGCAGATTTGTATTCTAAACAAATGTACTGTTTAGGAATGTATTATAAGCAAGCACTTATTGGTATTGAAAGTAATTTTGATAGTTTCCCTATTAAGGAGCTGCAAAGATTAGGATATCCAAACTTATACATAAGAGAACGTGAAGACAAATTCAGCGGAATAATGGAAAAATCTTATGGCTTTAGAACTACAAGCGTTACTAGACCAGTTATAATATCTAACCTTGTAAAAATAGTAAGAGATACAGTTGAACTTATAAATGATAGTGATACATTAAAAGAAATGCTAATGTTTATAAAAAATGAAAAAGGTAGAGCAGAAGCCCAAGAAGGAGAACATGATGACCTTGTAATGGGATTAGCTATAGCATACAGAATAATAGAACAGGTTGTATTTATGGAAGATGAAATTATAATTCAAAATGATACACAATTACAATTTCAAAGTGAAAATGAGGATTATAGTGATTATGGAGAAGACATTGAAATTATTTAATAAGGAGTTTGATTATGAAATTAATTGAAATTTTATTAATTATATTAACTATACAAATATCAAACATTTTTATGTTTGCATTTTTTATGTGTATTTTTTACAATAAAAAAATTGTTAATCCTGTAAAAGCATATCAGGAACATAAGAGACAAGAGGAAGACGATAGAGAGAATAGATTAAAAGAAAAGCAGATTTTAGAATCACTTGAGAATATAGATAGATTTGATGGAACATCACTTGGGCAAAAAGATATATCTACAGAGATTTAGGAGGTAGGAAATGGATTTAAAAGATGTGCAAGAAACCGATATTTGGGCATTATATCAACAAGGACAGGACTACATGAGATTAAAAAATATGTACACACAAACAGATTTGAATTTTAGAATGTTTGGTGGAGACCAAAACAAAGACCTTAAGATAACAGGAATTGAACCGATACAATTAAATTACATTAAACCTATCGTTCGTTACAAAGTTGGTGTAGTAATACAGTATTTGTGGGCTATAGTTTATTCAAGTGAAAACTTGGAAAATAATGAGTTTAAAGAAACTTCAGAAAAAGTTTGTAAATTGTTAAATCGTAAGGCTGCAAAAATCTGGGAAAAAGAAAACCTAGATAAGAAAATACAGAAGATTTGTAAAAATGCAGCAATAAACGGAGAATGTGTTTGTTATATTGATTATGACAAGAAAAAAGCTACTCCTAAAATAAAAATTCTTTCAAAAGTTGATGTTTACTATGGAAATGAAAACAATGATGAAATAGAAGAACAACCATATATACTTGTAAAACAAAGAGTATCTGTAATTGAGGCAAGACAAATTGCTATAGATTGTGGAATAAGTGAAGAATCAGCAAACTTGATTATGGGTGATAATGAAACCTTTGAAGAAAGTGGAGAAGAATCTAAACTGGAAAAAGATGATATGGTAACAATTGTTACAAAGTTATATAAGAAAGACGGCAAAGTTCATTATGCAAAATCAACCAGATATGTAGAAATCAAGAAAGATACAAATACAGGGTTAAGTTATTATCCTGTAATTCATTTTATTTGGGAAGAAAAGGAAGGAAGTGCAAGAGGTCAAGGAGAAGTTGAACCCTTGATTCCAAACCAACTGGAAGTTAATAAAACTCTAATGAGGAGAGCATTGGTAGCAAAACTTACAGCCTATCCAACAAAAGCAGTTGCAATTGAAAAAATCCAAAACCCCAAAGATATGAATAAAGTTGGTGCAATTATAAAAATTAAGGGTTCTGATGTACAAGATGTAAATAAGATATTTACAAATGTTAGTCCTGCTCAAATGAGTAGTGATGTACAAGCTCTAATGAATGATTTAATTAATGTATCAAGAGAACTAGCAAATGCTTCAGATGTTGCAAGTGGAAGTTTAAATAATAGCACTCTTCAAAATGCATCAGGAAGAGCGATTTTAGCTGTTCAACAAGCAGCTCAACAACCGTTAAAAGAGCAAAATGGTAATTTAAAATACTTCATCGAGTGTTTTGCTAGAGTTTTACTTGATCATATAAAAACTTATAACAGAGATGGTTTAACGCTTGAAGAGGAAATAACAGGTCCAACAGGAGAAACTACAGTAGCACTTGTCCCAGTAGAAGGAAGCATCCTAGAAAAATTACAAGCAGATGTGAAAGTTGATGTAACACCAAAGCGGTGCTTACGATAAATTTGCACAGGAACAAAGCCTTGAAAATCTTTTAAAAGGTGGATATTTCAGTGCACAAAGATTACAGGAACTAAAAGTCTATGTTGAAACACTAGATGATGATAGTGCGATGCCAAAGCAAAAGTTGTTAAAAGCGATAAAGAAAATGGAAGAGGAACAAGCAAAAATAGCAGAGATAAATGCACAAGCTCAATTAATGAAACAAAAAGCAATGCAGTTTATTAATAATGATCCAGATGCACAGGCACAACAATTAAGTGAAAGTCAACAAATAGCTTGATTTAAAAGGAGGTAAAACCAATGAATAATAGAGCAAAATTTATAGAAGTAAGCAAAGAACAGCAAGACAGAATAGACTTAATTAGAAGTTCATTTTCTAATATGTATGATGTGATAGACCATAATTGCAAACCTAGTAGAGAAACATCACTTGTACTAACAAAATTAGAAGAAGCTCAATTTTGGGCAATAAAAGGAATAACAAGGGAGGTTAAATAGTATGGACTTTGGAGACGCAATAAAAGCAATGAAAAAACGGAAGCAAAGTACAAAGAGAGGGCTGGAATGGCAAAAACCAATACATAGAACTAGCAATGTGTATTAGTTACAAAAATGCTGAAGGGAAAATGATAAATGCAGAGCATGAAGCAATAGGAAATTGTGCAATAGCATTTGTAGGAACATCAGGAGTTCAATTAGGTTGGTTGGCAAGTCAAGCTGATATGCTTGCAGAGGACTGGAAAATAGTTAATTAAATTAGTTTTCAACAGCTACTAACTATTCTTATAGTTAAAGGGTTGTGAAATATACAGCAGTTAAACGAAGGTTTGACTGCTATTTTTTAGTCCAAGCATTTATGACTTAAAACTGTATGGGTAAGTGAAGACAAACACTTATAAAAAAATGGGAGGGATTAATAATGGAAGATGAAAAAACAGAAAACCTAGTAGTTGAAGATACTACTGAAAATGTGGGAGAACAAGCCACAGAAGAAGTCGTTGAAGGTGAAAAAACCACCACTGAACCTATAGTAGAGGAAGAAAAGAAATACACTGAAGCTGAATTAGATGAGATTTTGGCTAGAAAAAAACGCAATATGGAAAGAAAGTTAAGAAGAGAATATGAAAAAAAATATTATAATTATTCTGAACTTATGAATGTTGTGGGTGCTGGTCTTGGCACAAATGATATGCAAGAAGCTACTAAACAATTAAAAGAATACTATGAGGAGCAAGGGGTAAAAATACCTCAAAGTCAAAGAAATTTTACAGATAGAGAAGAACAAATATTAGCAAATGCTGATGCTGAGGATATTATAAACTCAGGATATGAAGACATAGTAGAAGAGGTAGACAGACTTACAAAAATAGGCCATGAAAACATGACTCATAGAGAAAAACTTATTTTTAAAACTCTTGCAGAAAAAAGACAAGCAATAGAAAGTGAAAAGGAACTTTTAAGCATTGGAGCAGACAAGAAAGTTTTAGCAAGTGAAGAATATAAAAACTTCATTAAGGATAATGGACTTGAAACTGTTTCAGCAAAAAAAGCTTACGAATTATTTCGTAAAGTACAACCAAAACCACAAATTGAACAGGTTGGAGATTTAACTAATTCTAATCCGAAAAGAGATAAAGATTTTATTTCTGAAGCAGAATATGACAGAATGTCTCCTTCAGAAATAGAAAAGAATTTAGATTTAATTCGAAAATCTATGCTAAAGTGGTAGAATAAAGGAGGAATTAATATGGCAGGTAACTTTAAACCTGAATTTTGGTCAAAATATTGCCAAAAAGAATTAAAAAATGATTTATTGTTAGCAAATTGGTGTAATTACCAATTTAGTGAGGAGGTTAAACAAGGTGCTAGACTTAAAATAGTTGGTGCTGTGAGACCTACTATACAAACTTACATACCAGGAAAGGATTTAAATGTTGAGAATTTGGGTGATAATTCACAATATCTTGATATTGATCAATTTAAAGCCTTTGCATTTGAAGTTGATGATGTTGACAGAGCTCAAAGCAAACCTGGCTACCTAGAAACACAATTTGATGAAGCAAAAGAAGCTTTAGCTGAAGATTACGATAAGTTCGTAGGAACTCTTGCAAAAGAAGCTCGTAAAGACATGAGATCTCAAAGTACAGATATATCTGCAGAATCTGATCCATTTGCAACTATTGATGCAGGACTAGTAAAACTATATAAAAATGGTGTAACTACAAAAACAGAATTAGCTGCTGACTTAAATGGAGAGCATTTAACAGCTTGTAGAAAGAAACTACAAACAATATTTACAGATAACGTAGAATATATTAAAAGAGGTGCAGTGGGAAAATATAACAACTGCTACATGAGAATGTCTAATAATCTATATAATGATGGAACAGATGATTATGAAATGATTAGAACTAAAAAAGCTATGGCTTTAGCAAATGGAATTGATAAAGTTGAAAAAGCAAGGAAAGAAAAAGGTTTTGCTGACATCGTAAAAGGTTTACATGTTTACGGCGGTGAATTAGTAAGACCAAAAGAACTATATGTTATTTTAGCTCACTAAAATAAAGCTCCCTTTTGGGAGCTAATTTTTATATAAGGAGGATTTTTAATATGGCAGTAAAAGAAATAAAACCAGTAAAAGTAAAATTTAATTCAATTGAAAAATTAACATTTGAGGCTGCAACAGCAGCTGCAGATGGTGTAAGTTTTAAAATACCAAACGACTTTGCAGGCTCTGAATATTTAACTATTATTGCACAAAATACAGGAGAGGCAGCTTATGATGTTTCTGTAAAAGCTCCAACAAAAGGAAGCTATGCAGCAGCAGATAGTAACTTGACTCTTGCAGATATACCGGCAGGAGGCATTGTAGCTATTAGAATTGAAAGTGCAAAATATGCAAATAATGATGGAACTGTAGTAGTTGTTCCAGAAAATGTAGCTGTAAAAGTTGCTATAATTTATTAAAAATAAGACATACCTTTAATGGTATGTCTTTTATCGTGCAAAAAGAGAAGAAGAAGAGGTGCAATTCCTCAGCGCACGCAGGAGGTTAAAATGGATAAGTTAGAAAGTTTAGAAAAATATGTAATAACACCTAATGTTAGATTTTATGGTGGATATAAAAATAACGGCAAAGATATAGAATTATGCGATGACTTTGAAGAGGGTGAAGGATATAAAATACATATAGTAGATAAGATTATAAACAATATTTTAATAAAGGATGTTGAAAAAGAATATATTATGAGAAATGGAAGAAAAGTTTCTCAAAAGGAACATCAAGAAATAGAGTTGGAACCAGAACAATTACTTATATACATTGAAGGACAAGGTTTTGTAATAAGTGAATATATAATGCTTACAATCGATGAAGCAATTGAAAAATATAAATTGTTAAAATCTCCAGATAAGGAGTAAGGAGGATACTATGACTTTAGGGGATATGAAACAAAAGGTGTTTAGATTAATTGAAGAAATAAATACTGAAAATAAGAACTTAACAGATGACCCAGACTTTGCAAGTAAAATAAATGATGTAATAGACCAAATTCAACATGAATTAGCAAGAATAAAGAAAATTCCTGCCATAGAAATAGTAGAAGCAACAGAAAATTCAAAATTTGAACTGGAAGATTTAGATAACTTTTATCAATTGAATAAAATAAAGGGACTAAACTATGAAAGGTTTGGCAACATTATAGAATTTCAGGAATCAGGCGAAGCTATCGTTTATTATTACAGATATCCTAAAAAAATTAATCATTCAAGTCCAGACACTACAAAACTTGAAATTAGCGAAGATGCACTTGAAACAATGCCTTATGGAGTTGCAGCTGATTTATTAAAAAGTGATGTTTCAAATCAATATGGACAAATATATGCAAACCGATATACCGAACTAAAACAAGGATTAGATCCACGATTCGGTGAATCAAGCTGTTCAATAGAAGGTGGAATAGATTTTTAGGAGGAGACTATGTCAGAAGTAAGTGGAAGTTTAATTACTAGAGTTTATGGCAATTTCAGAGGAGTTGATTTTACCAAAAGTAATAATTCTTTAATGAGAAGCCCAGATGCACTCAATATGTGGAAAAATTATGGCAATGAATTAGGAAAAAACATTGAAACCAGACCTGGCTTAGAATTGTTTAAATTATTTGATTTAAATATTTTTAGTATAAATTTCTATACTATTTTAGATGTAAAACATATGATTATACATGCAGGAGTTTCTTTATATGATTACAACATGAAAACAAAAGTATTAACAAAAATAAAAGAAAATGGTTTGAATCCAAAAAAAAGTTGTGGCTTTGTTCATAATAACATTTTCTTTTTTAAAGATGGAATAAATTATCTAGAGTATAACGGACAAACAGTAAAAGATGTAACAGGATATATTCCTACTACAACAATATCGCGAGCACCTGGAGGAGGAGGAAAAACATTAGAAGATGTTAATTTGCTTACCGGAGAAAGAAAAAATACTTTTTGTGCAGATGGAAAAAGCACCCAATATTGTCTAGACACAACTGATTTAGATTCGGACTATACAGTCAAAGCCTGGGTGAATGATGTTGAGATAACAGATTTTTCTGTAGATAAGGTAAATGGTAAAATAACATTTAATACAGCTCCTGAAGAACCTGATTCTGTTGGGACAGATAATGTAATTATTCAATTTTCTAAAACAGTATCTGGGGAAAAAGAAAAAATATTAAAGTGCACTCTATTAGAATTATTTGATAATAGGGTATTCTTTAGTGGAAATCAAGATTACCCTAATACTATTTTTCACAGCTCTCTTAGAAATCCAAGATATGTAAGTGATTTAGATTTTTATAATGAAGGTCTTGATTTAAGTCCAATAACAGCAATGGTAAGTGGAAATAATGCATTATGGGTATTTAAGAAACCTTCTTCTGCAAATACTTCAATTTTTTATCATAATCCAGCCACAGATAGCGATTATGGAAAGCTATATCCTTCATCACACTCTAGTATTTCACTAGGATGTGTGGCTACAGGAATAAATTTTAATGATGATATTGTATTTTTTTCAGACAGAGGAATGGAAGCAATTACTGGAGATGTTACTACAGAACAAGTGGCATCACACAGGAGTAGTTTAGTGGATAATAAAATGCTCCAAGAGGAGAATTATGAGAATTTAATTTTGTGTGAACACAAAGGATATTTGTTAGTATTTGTTGATAATAAAGTTTATCTGGCCGATAGTAGATTAATGTTTACAAATAACACACACACTGAATATGAGTGGTTTTATTGGGAACTTGAAAAAACTATTACATTTGCAATAGAAAATGATGGTATTCTTTATGTGGGAACTAATGATGGAATTTATACTTTAACAGATTTTACGCAAGAACGCAATATTACATCATATTGGACAACACTTGAAGATGAGTTTAAATATCCACAGATGCAAAAAACTACAAATAAAAAAGGTTGTATTGTAAATATGTCTGGAGAGAGTATTTTGGTGTCTGTTAAAGTTGATAATAAAACTTTTGAAAATATAGATACATATAAAAATGTTAAAGGTTATATAGTGGCCAGAATTAAAAAGAAAAAATGGAAGAGTATTCAGATTAAAATGAGCGCTACAAAACCTTTTAGTGTTGAAAAACTGACATTAGAAAGTTATGTGGGAAGTTATGTGAAAAGGTAGGTAGAATATGGATAAGTATGCTGTTAATTATGAAGATGAACGTTTTAAAAATATAGAAAATGAAAAACAAGAACAATTAACAAAATCAGAAAACATGTATAATGATATGGTAAATAATTCGGATAAATATTATCAAGACCAGATAAATGCAACTAAAGATTATGCAAAAGAGCAGAAAGAAGCTCAGCAACAACAAACAGATTTTACGATTGATAAGATTAATCAAGAGAAAGAACAAACAAGAAAAGATTATGTAAAAGAGCAAAAAGGAGCATATTCTGACTGGCAAAAACAAAGTAATACCTATTCTGCAAATGCAGAAAATTTAGCAACAAATGGTTTATCTAATAGTGGGTATGCACAGAGTATGCAAGTTAGCATGTGGAATACATATCAAAACAGAAAAGCAAGTGCAATGGAAAGTTATAATAAGGCTGCGCTTAACTATGACAATGGAATTAAAGAAGCTCAACTTGCAAACAATAGTGCGTTAGCTCAAATTGCTTACAATGCTTTACAACAAGAGCTCGAATTGTCACTTCAAGGATTCCAATATAGAAATCAACTTTTACAACAAAAGCAAACACAATTACAGAATATAAATGATAATTATTATAATAGATATCAAAATGTATTAGCTCAAATAAATGCTGAAATTGAAAGACAACGTGCTCAAGACCAATGGGATGCAGAGTTTAAACAAAAACAAGAACAGTATGAAGAATCTAGAAAACAATGGAGAGAAGAATTTAATCAAAAAGAAAGGCAATATGCAATAGAAAATGCAAGAGCTGAAAGAAAACTTGCTGCTGCACTTGCTAAAGAAGG